TCAATCCTGACCACCTCCAAGATAATCCTGCCGAGCCACTTTGAAATGAGTTGAATACTTCTCCGCTAGCGTTGGATCGAAAAGACAAAAACCCCCGCCATACTTGACCTTGCCGCGACCGTCCATAGTGCGCCACTTGATAAGAAACGGCGGACGATTCGGCGAAAAACGGATACTAGAAACCAGATTTCGGAACTGAACGACACGACGAAGGCCACCAGCCAAATCGGAAAAATGCTGACAGGTCATATAGATCTCAACGCCGTCGTGTCGGTGCTGGCGCCACTGTTGCAAAACCTCGAACGGTATTTTATTCCACGCGCTTGCAGGGAAAAGTAAACTGGCCTCATCCATCAAGATGACAGCGTTCCGAGCAATAAACGTTTCGTGAACATAACGATACTGACGTGAACCTTCCAAAGGAAAATTCGCCCAGACCTCACGGCCCTTTTTCATCAGCTTCAGGCCGCGCCGCATCATCAGATACGTTTTTCCTTGCCCTGGCAATCCCTCGAATACTTCGATCAACCAGACCACCCCTCACTTGCCGCTCAAACTCCGCCGCATACATCGGGTCAAGCTCATCCAGCTTTCTCGCTTGCGTTATCATCCGAGCGACCCGACGAGCCAACATCAAATCACGGAAATCCGAATAACGACAGCCAAGTAGAAACCCGAGGAACCCCACTATCGCCATGCCGACGAACATCAACCAGCCCCCCGTATCAAGTTGATAACCCTGTCAATCCAGTACAGCGCAATCAGCATCAACTCCATGCCGACCAGAATCGAGAGAATCTGCAGTGCAGTGTCCACAGGAACTAGCACAGTCGCCAACCGCAAGTACGGCGTCAACGTCTGAATGTCACTGGCGATGTCATGGCTAAAAGACCACTGCGGTAAATGAGCCGCAATCGTGTTTATAAAAGTCGCCAACTGCAAAACCAGGAAGTCCAACCTATGACCCCCTTGTCACCAGCAAGAACCAACCGAGCGAAATCCCGAGGACAAAAGCCACAACAATATACACAGAAAAATCGCTCAGCCATGAACCGACACCATAAGCACCCACCTGCACACTGGTCGAAAGAGGAGAAACGTCGCCCTGGTCGTCCACAGCTTCAACTGCAAACGTATAGTCCTGACCCTGTGTAAGTCCATCGACCACAGCGTAACTCTGCTCAACTGTCTCCACTGGTGAACCGTCCTCCAGCACCTCGTAGGACGACGCTCCTGGCACAGTCGGCCAAACCAAACCGACCGTGCTATCACCGCGTTCAAACACCTGCAAACCGTAAGGTGCCGACAAAGCCCAAGCCCTCGTAGGCATCAGGCAAAACAGCACACTAATCCCAGTCATCAGCCCAGTCCTCAATAGTCGCTTCACCATCATCCCCCGCAAGACTCATCCACTTCACAGCGACCCTCCAGACTCCCGCAATCAAAGTCACCATGATGCATGTCCCGACAAAATAGCCGAAACCTTCCAAACATTCTCACCGCCCAACAAGCCGCATCCCTAGCAAAACCGACACAAAAATCAGCAAGAAACTCAACAGGCACACCGCGACCGTCAAAAGGTCGCGGATTGCCCAAAGAAACGAGATGAGCGAGACGAACTGCTCAGAACTCACTTAGCACCGCCAGCGACAGCCGCCGGACGTGCCTCCGCAAGCACAGGCAAAACGTCCACCAACTCCAGCCTATACAGCCACGGGGCGCGACGGTCTTGCTCAGCCTCAAGCTGAAGCTCGACATCTTGCCCGCTCAAATCCCGTAGACGACCGACAAACTTCTCGGGAATCGCCAAGGTTCCCACACGATACCCCTCTGAGTAGTTCAGGTCATAAAACCGTAGTTCCTGACCTTCCTTGCGAATGGAGCGCGAAGTAACTCCGACAACACGTACCTTAGTAGACAACATATTCTTTCACCTCATGCAATATTTGTAATAGCAACCCAAGACTGAACCTGTTCAACGTGCAAATCTCTCATACGAGATTCGCCTATAGAAACCAAATTGCGAAAATAATCCCAAAACCCAACCGAACCAGAAGTCAATCTATGGAATTCACGAAGCTGACCAAGGCTAATAGATACCTGTTTTTCCAGCCAGCGCAGCTTATCCTCAAGCGTGCGCGTCACACGCTGAGCCGTGAGCTTGATTTTCGCAACTCCTCCCAGGAAGGCAGACCACCACGAGGCGACAGCGCGACGTGACACATTTCCTGCGCCGTCATCGGCCGGGTCAAGGAAATTGATATATTCGGCGATGACACCCGCAAACCATTCGCCCAGGGCTCGACCTTCGGCGACCAAAAGTGCAAGACTATTCGCCCGCTCGTGCTTGAAGCGGAATTCCAGTCGCAACCAGTTTTCGACATCCACATCATCCCCCGCGCTCAATCTCTCCAAACGCTTGTCATACAGCACCGCAAACACTCGACTGAGTTTGCTACCAAAATACACCGAGCGCCCTACACAAACAGGTAAACCATCACGCTTTGTATACTTGTACTGCGGCTGGAAGTTCCTAAACCACGAACGATAATGCCCCCCGTTCAGATGCTCCATGACCTGCTCAAACGTGAAAGGCATCGACTCATCACTGCCAACAATGTCCGACGCGACATCGAGTCTGGTAAAATCAGCACCCGCCGCGAAACAATCGGAAATAAAGCGGCTCCAACCAGCGGAATCACCACTAAACACCATCTGTTCAACTTGGCGTATACCCTGACCTGAAATGTCAACGTGGACACCCTTTTCCTCAGGCCCATCGCACAAAATATTCACATGGCCCCACTGATAACGAGTCGAGTACCCATACTGGAAATGGTCATGGCGCACAAAATGAGACTTAGAAACCCCAAAAAACTGCTCAATCAGCCAGTCAACCGACACGGACGCAGGAAACGTACACGAAAGCCAGTCGAGGTGAATTGAAACACCATCAGAAGGCCTCCCTGTAATTTGTGCCTGGCTCTTAGTTGCGCCAGGCACCGCCTGTGCGTCCGTTCGAAATCGACGTGACTGCTCGAACATAAAAAGGGCCTCCTTACGGCATGCGCCGCAGGAAGCCCTCCCGGATAACCTTTACTCTTGAGAAACACTTGTGAGCTTTGTTATGCTACACTTGTAAGGCGCTACCGGGAGGGCTATCCTGGTGAGCGCTGGAACCTTCGGTGGTTGGTGCACCGGAGGTTCTTTTTTTGCCGAATAATCTCGAACCAAGTCTACCATTGGAACCGAGATTTAGCAATAGTATATAAATACGAACACATGTTTGCAAGACCCCCCCCGCCCCTCCGGGGAGCGCAGGGGACGAAATCCCCTGCACCCCTCTTTGCCCCCCCGCCCCACGGGGTGCGCGGGGTGGGGGAGACCCCACCCCATGACAAAAGGCTTGCTCTGAAAAAGTTGTCAAGGGTTCGCTTCGCCGCAAGCGCCCTTGACAGACGAGATAGTTACACTTTGAACACGGGACTGAATCGCTGAATGAGAATTAGAACCAGAGTGACCCACATCGCCGCCACCATGACATCATGAACCGTCTGTAACCACGTATACTTCTGTAACTGAGAGGCGGAAAACAGCGTGACATCGACTTCCTGACCATTCCATTCGGTGATAGGAACGGAGAAAGACAAATCGCCGGAACCTAGAGAAGAAAAACCAGAAACGCCAGTTACAGCATTCTGCAACGACTGTGCAGTTTGAATGACACCGCCAATACCCGTCGACGTCTCCAAGTTGGAAACAGCATCCTGCAAATCTTGTAGCGTCTGCGGATCGATGCCATCAAGATAAACCGCGACATCCATTTGAAGAATGAAAAAATTGGATGGCAACGAAGTCTCATCACCGTTTGAATCGACAGCCACCATCTTCATGTAGGTGTCCTGACCACCGCCCTGCATGTTATAAAGTGTAAATTCAAAATCTCCATTAGAATCCGGCGTCATGTTCAAATTCTGCTGAGTATTATAGAGCGTACTTGAATTCGTAGAGGTATACTCATACGTTATGACCCCATCGTACCCAGGGGGTAACGAAACGGTAAAATCACAATAATTCGGCCCTCGTGTGTAGGACAAAATTTGCACATCCCAGCCGGAGGGCGACGACGACGCGAACGCCACTGGCACACCGAGAAAATAAAAAAAGGATGCGGCGAGCATCCCAAACCACACGCCGCACCTCCCACTAAACCGACGTATCATGCGTTGGCCTTGTGA